TACCGGACTGTGCATTTTCTTAGGATTCGAAAGCCGCCAAAGCTTCTATGACTACCAAGAAAAGCCAGATTTTACTTACACTATAAAAAGGGCTAGGTTATTTATCGAAAATGAGTATGAGGAACTACTTCAAACAGGTAATACAACAGGGGCTATCTTCGCTTTAAAGAACTTTGGATGGGTAGACAAGACTGAAGTAGATCAAAAAACACAGCATTCAGGGGAAATTGTATTTAGAGGGATGAATGTAATAAAGCCTAATGATCCAAATACGTGATTTTGTCCATGATCCAACACACAAGCAATACCTAGCATTAGAAAAGCTTGCAGACTTTGAAACTAAATATTTGTTGTTTGGTGGTGGAGCAGGTGGCGGTAAGTCATGGATTGGTGTTGAATGGATAATTGATATGTGCTTATGTTACCCCGGAGTAAGGTACTTTTTAGCTAGGGAGGAACTTAAAAGTCTAAAAGAAACGACAGTTAAGACATTTCATAAGGTATCAAAAAAGCATAACGTTTTAGATACTTTCAGATACTATGAGCATTATTCATCAATACGTTTTTTTAATGGTTCTGAGGTTTCGCTTCTAGAATTAAAGTTTACTCCATCTGATCCAATGTTTGAAAGATTCGGGTCGACAGAATTTACAGGTGGACTCATTGAGGAGGCAGGAAAGGTTCACTTTAACGCTTTTGACGTTCTTAAATCTAGGGTTGGAAGGCACTTAAACGACCAATATAAAATTCCTAGGAAGGTTTTAATAACGTGTAACCCCAAAAAGAATTGGCTTTATCATACATTTTACAAGCCTTGGAAGGATGGCAATCTAGAACCTGGATACGAATTCATACAATCGCTGGTAAGTGAGAATAACAAGATTGATAGCGGATATGTTGAGGCTTTAGATGAGATAAAAGACCAGACAACTAAGAAAAGGCTTAAATATGGTGAATGGGAATATGAGGATGACCCTCTATCATTGGTTTCATACGAGAATATTCTTAATATTTTCACTAATGATTACGTTTCTGGCGGTAAAAGGTACATTACAGCCGACATTGCCCGTTTTGGCAACGATAAAATAATCATTAGGGTGTGGGATGGATTAAGAGTTATTAGGAGAGTAGAGAGAACAAAGCTTAAAATAACTGAATCAGCGGCTTTAATCAAGAATTTAGCGAATGAATTTAGAATACCTATGTCACAGGTCATTGTTGATGAGGATGGAGTAGGCGGAGGGGTAGTTGATATTCTAAACTGCAAGGGATTTGTAGCGAATTCAAGCCCGCTGTTCGGTGGTAACTTTGATATGCTTAAAAGTCAATGCGGATATCGATTAGCTGAGCTTATAAATGACAATTTGATTTATGAAGAAATTCAGGCACCCGCATTAAAAGAGTTAATTATTGAAGAGATTGAACAGTTAAAGCGTAAAACAGAGGATTCAGATAAGAAACAGGCGATTATGCCAAAGGATAAAATTAAAGACCTGATAGGCAGAAGCCCGGATGACTTAGATACTTTTATTATGAGGGCATTGCCGGAGCTAGGTAAAAAAACAACTTCAACCTTTAGAGTTTCATTCCATAAGACTTAAATTATAAATATATGCCAATTTGTAAAGAGAATAACCTAAATTCAGAAGAAATAAAACAATTACATTCAATTGTCTTAGATATACTTTGTGAGGGATTAGACAAATGTAGGGATAGAATAGGTCGTAGTGACACAATGGATCAGGACATTCATGAAAAGAAAGAATCAATAGATAAAATATTGGATAGATGATAAAATTCAAACTAAACGGTAAAGAGCTAACATTGCCGTCATCTTGGTTAGATCCAAACTTTGCTCAGTATATTGGCATAATGGAGAACAAAGCAGGGACAATTGGAGCAATATCAATATTCACAGGGGTAGACATTCAGACGCTTAAAAAAGCCAAAATTGAAGGTCTTGACATGGTTATTAAGACTCTTTCATTCTTAAGGGAGCCTGCAAATTTTGAAGCAAACGCGACTCAAATAGGAAAATACAAGCTTCCATTAAATTCAAAAGGGTTTTTCGATGTTCAATTTGAAAGCTTAGGACAATTCGAGGATATGAAGTCAATAATGATGTCAGTACCTGAAAAAGATATTGTATCCCACACAAAAGCTTATGCGAATTATGCCGCCATTTACCTACAAAAGCTTAGGGACGGAGAATACGACGAAGACAAGGCCAAATTAATGATTACAGAAGTCATGGAAATGCCGGCACACGAGGTTATAGCGGCAGGAAGTTTTTTTTTCTTAAAGCTGTTGAACTTATTAACTGGCACCACGACCAACTCCCAAACTACGAACCCGAAATTGAAGAAATCCAAGCCGGGTTCCCGGAGTTCCAAAAAAAGTTTGGTGCCTACGCGACGATTGCGGAAATCTCGCTAGCCATTAATGTAAAAGAGGATGAGCTTTACCAGTGGCCTGCCCGTAGATTCTATTACAAACATATTTTTATGGCTTGGAGATCTCAAAAACAATCTGAGTACCATAAATTGTTAATGAATAAGAAATAATTTACATTTAACACCGGAACATATCGCCATTAGTGAGGTAAAGCTCTGGTTTGGCGTGCAACACCGCGAGAAAAGAGTGGAAGCATCAACGGTATATCTGTTGCTCTGTAGTCCACTTTTTTTATTACATATACTTTATTACATTTGATACCGTGAGCCACAAAGCGTTACGGTTACTTATCGAGAACACCGCTAAGAAATTAGGGGATGATATCCAATTCACGTACGCGCGCACATCAGATTTTAATCTATTAAGAAATAAAAGGTATCCATTCATATCATTAGACACGCCAACAGTCACAGCGTCATATACTGAGAATTCATTTAACTATACCAAGACGTGGACGTGTTCTATGGCGTTCTATGAACTAGATAAAGAGTCGTCTAGTCAGGAATAATATGCCTTGCTATTAGATTCAGCCGATGTTTTAGTAGATTCATTTATTCAAATATTGAATTTCTCTACAGAGGATACATCCACCCTTCCGATAGTTATTACTAACATAAGCCAAACGCCTTTTATCAAAGCCACGGCAGATATATTAACAGGGTTTTTATTAACGTTTCAAGTCTTAGTTCCAGATGATTGGGATTATTGCGTAGATGGTTGCTGACATCATTTCCATACTGAACACATACGGCAATAGCACTGTACAGTCTATTAGAAATAACCTTGCGTCAACCGGAACAAACGCCACCGGCAAAACATCTCAATCTTTACGTTTCGAAGTAAAGAACGAAGGCAGCAAGATAACTATTAAGATTCTCGGTAAGCCTTATTTGGCAGTGGTTGAAACCGGACGAAGGGATACGCCGCAATACACAAAACCTTCCATAGAGTTCGTGGCATCTATCCAGGAATGGATGAACGCTAAAGGTAAGGAAGGATCGGCTTACGCAATCGCTAAAAGCATTCACCAACACGGAACAAAGCTATTCCAAAAAGGAGGGCGTCAGGATATTATAAGCAACGTAATCAATCAAGGATTAATCAACAATATATCCAAAGACATATTAAATAAGTTCGCTAGTCAATTAGTTTTAAACATTAAGCAGGTATATGGCAATAACAATAACTGAGCGGCCACTCGGACATAAGATTTTAGATTCAGGCACTTCATTTACTATTTTTAATAGTGGAGGTGATGCCGGATTTACTGACTCACTTTCATTAACGACAGGTGATTATATTTACATTGAAGGTTACGTAGAAAACTATAACGGATTTTGGTATGTAGATAAGTCTGGTGGAATAGTCTATCTAAAAAGTAATGCAGATGCAGACCGTGTTGATTTTATCGTAGAGGCTAACGTAACGGTATTCACGACTGAGGATCACGGTTGGAACTGCGCGCACCTGCCGATAGTTTATAAACTTGAAAGCGACTTATTCCCGAATAATAGTATTGATCCTGTTGTAACGATAACTCCTTATGGATTTGTCGGTAATTATTTTGCAGTTCAACACTCTGCATTAACCGGAGGAGATGCCTTAGTAGATCTGGACTTTGTGAAGATAGATGACGGAAGTGACACGCCAGTTATTTTACAAGTAGTAGATGTAGTTTCAACAACTATAACTGTTTTAAACTTTGATGGGACTACTCCAGGTGGAAGCTTGATAAACATGCAGAAGTATAGGAATAATTATCATGCTCTTGTTAAAGTTTATGCCGGATTAGAACCTATCCACCCGTGGGCTTCACAAAAACCTTATGAGCTTGCCGTAACTTTAAAGTTAATACCTGACTCGAATAACGAGGTTATATTCTCTATTAATGAGATATTAAAATCTTATTTAGAAATAAGGAACAATGATTTACTCGCTACACTACCAAACAATATTGACTTTTTTACAGAGTTTTACATCACCACTCAAGAGGCATATGATGTAAGTAACGGTATTGATATTACAGTTAATTATGAAGATGAGGACGTAGATTCATTTGAAGGCTATGCGGCTAATGCAATGCTTGAGTTTAAAAACTTATACTCTGGTTATTTGAGTGAATACGTTTTAGAAGAAGCTAAATTTTTAACATTGTTTACGAGCCCTACAATATTTGTAGGCAAACCTTTTGATATATCATTTATAAATTCATATGATAATGACGTAACATTATCCATAACAAAGTATATAGGTGAAGAGACAACAAATGAAACAATATTCTACAGCAATCCAGGCATAGGAATATTGAGAGCTTTTATTGAAGGAGACGAACAATACGATATGTATTGCATTCAAGCAAGTGTTGAAGGTGAATTTATAACAACTGACATAACGAGCGAACTGCCAGATATATCCACGTTTACAAATGTTAATGTCCCTTCTGGAGGGAATAGCTGGCAACCCGGAAATGAGATTGATCTAAATGGAGCCGCTGACGAGACATCACGGAGCTTAGTTTTGCTATATAATTTCACAGCCGGATATACATACACTATTAGCTATACCGTATCATCTACATTAGCGTGGATTGCTTCTGGTATGGCATTAAGGATATTTAATTCTTCAAATACAGTTTTAGACACAGAAACATATTCAGCAATTACAGGAGGTGCGGGAACTTCAGTAGTCAGGACACATACTTTTGTTGCTCCGTCTGGAGCGGTAAAATATGGAATTTCAGTTAACAGGCCTCCAGCGGCAGCAGGCATTTCTACGTACACAGTGGAAAGCATAACGGCAACGGAAACATCTGATGTACCAGAAACAATAAACATAACTGAGGAATTATGTTTAAACATTAATTCAAAATGTAATAACCAAGAATTATATTTAACATGGCTCAATAACTTAGGAGGGTTCGATTATTGGAACTTCACCGACGGAAGCGACTACTTACGAAACGTTGGCGAAACAGGAGAGACCAAGCAAAACATATTTCCGAACTGGCCAAAGTCTTATGGTAAAAATGCCGACACAATCCGAAAACAAACCTTTAGAGAAACAAGCAAAGGAATTCTTGTTAGGTCTCAAAACTTAACATTAGAAGACTTAGAGGCAATTGAATATATTAAAATCTCTATACTCGTTGAAATTGTTTATTCAAGAGGAGACAAGAG